ACAAGGGGGGCGTGGTAAATGTAACGTTTGAACCCCGTTGCCGCAACAACTGGCACATTCATCACAAAGCCGTTCAGGTGCTCATCTGCGTTGCCGGCCGTGGCTGGTACCAAGAGTGGGGCAAGACACCTGTAGAGCTTTGCCCCGGTGTTGTCATTGCCATCCCTGCCGAAACCAAACACTGGCACGGAGCCGCCAGAGACAGTTGGATGCAGCACCTGACTTACAATACTCACGTTGAGGATAGCTCATCGAACGAATGGCTGGAGCCTGTTGCTGATGACATCTACGACAAATTCAAATAAGGCATTGCTTTCCCTATAGAAAGTTCATTTCGCGAGTTATTAGCCTACAATCATGCATTTTGAACTGACTAATGTAGAATGTAGTCAAGAAGTAGTGATTTCTATCCGCTGCCTCTGACTACATCCTAATCCTTTCTCTTTCACCGTATTACCCCTTATTGTAGTAATGTAGTAGGATAATATCGGTGAAAGAAAAAGATAGGAATAAATCAATGGTGTGTACCTCCAAACAGGAATATCGGTGTTATGGAAGTTGCGGGTTGCTGTACCTTATGGCAGACATACTTTCTGAACAAGTGAGCTTCCATGCTGTCCAGCAGAAAGGCGAGGGCGATGATTGCCGAGAGCGGATAAAGCGGTGCATAACCTGTCAATTCATTATCTCTGACCATTGCCTTCTCACCTGCACACATTTCATCAAGGTGCAGGTTGGAAGATTTCTGTAACACTTGTAGCTTGCCGTTAAGTTTCTTCCATGTCACACCGAAAAACCTTGCAAGCTCTCCCTCTGTCATGGCAATTTCTCCGTCTCCCTTGCGGATTACCTGCATATTGACGCTCCAATCAAGGCGACTACGCTCCATGCCAGTCTTTGGTCTGTTTGTTGTATTCATGCCGTTTCCTCCTTCTTATATGCTAATATGTTCAAGGGTTCATTTCCCACCAGCTCTTTGTTTTTCTTTTCCTTTGAGGAAAGTTTGGCGATGAGCCTGTCCATGTCTTCCGAAATCTTGCAGTCCGTCACCTGTGCATAAATCTGCGTGCTTGATATGGAAGCATGCCCCATCATCTTGGCTATGCTTTCGATGGGTATTCCTGCACTAAGGCTCATCGTGCCGAAGGTGTGTCGTGCCATGTGGAAGGAAAGCCTTTGGCTGATACCGCAAGCCTTGCCCACAATGCATAGTTTGGCACTCATCACACTACGGGTGCAGTCAGGGTGAAAGACAAAGTCCCCGTCTTTTTCTTTCATCGTCTGATCGTTTTGCCCTGTAGGTAAGTCACTATGATTTGCTTTCCTACAATTTGCTTTCCTACAATGGCTGAGGATAGCCTCTGCTATAGGGTGCAATGGTACGACAAACTCCACCTTTGTCTTCTGTCGCTCCTTGCGTATATACTTCTGACCGTCCGCTGCGGTTTGGATATGCTTGTATTGCAGGGTTTCCATATCCGCAATAGCCAGTCCCGTGAAACAGGAGAAAATGAACATCAGCCTTGCCTGTTCCGCCTCGCTGTCATTCATCCTCATAGCCATGAGCCTTGCCACGTCGTATTTTTGTAAGTATCGTATATTCTTATCCTCTTTCTCATACTTGGCATTCTCAAAGGGATTACAGCGTATGATGTTCTGACTGACCGCACGGTACATCAGCCGACTCAGCCAGCAGAGATAGTTGTTGATGGTCGTTCCTTTCAGTCCACGCTTTTTGAGGTAGAAACGGTATTCCTCAAACAAGTCCTCCGTGATTGCCCCAATAAGGATGTCCTGCACTCCTTTGTCTTTGACAAACTCATGGAGATTCCTGTCTGCATGAGATAGGTTCAGGTACGTTCCCTCTGTCCTTGACTTGCCTACGCTCTCCCTGACCATTTGCAGTTCCGCCCTGCTCATGGCAAGGAGGGTTGTCGGATGGGTGGCTATGCCCTGTAAATGGTTCTTGATGAGTTCCACGCTTACCACTCCGTCCCTTACGAGAATATCCCGATAGGTCTTTTCCACAAGTTCCCTGAACTCATGGAGCCTTTGGCTGGTCTTCCTGTCGGTTGTCAAGCCCTGCTTAGAGTTCCACTCGGAGGGATCGCATTCCTCGCCTGTGGTAATGGCGGTACTCTTTCCGTCTATGGTGATACGGCAGAGGATGACTGTCCGCCCGTCTGCCTTTGTCTTCTGTCTGTTGATATAGAACAGTATCTTGAATGTACTTCTCATTGTCTTGATGTTTTGAAAGAAAGGATAATAAATAAAATAATTGTGATAAGGATTAGATAGCCAGCTGCATGTCTTCGGTGAAAGAAAGGAAACGTTCAAATTCCTCAAAGAGTTTCTGGGGTGTTACCTTTGCGTAGCGTTCCGTCATGCTTATGTTGGAATGTCCCAGCATCTTGCTCACCGTCTCTATGGGTACTCCCTGTTCAAGCGTGATGAGCGTGGCAAAGGTGTGTCTTGCGGTATGCGTGGTAAAGGGAAAGGATATGCCTGCACGCAGCCTGAGGGCTTTCAGGCAACTCTGATAGTTCTTGTACTTGATGAAGGGAAGCAGCGTTTCCCTTTCATCGCTGTGAAACCTTTCTATCAGCCGTATGGCTTCGGGCAGTAGCTTGACGCGACAGAGAACTCCTGTCTTCTGACGGTTGAACTTCAGCCAGAGGCTGCCCTCGTCATCACGGACAAGATGGGACTTGCTCAGTTCCATCAGGTCGCAATAGGCTGCACCGACATAACAGGCAAAAAGGAAAATGTCCCTTGCCGTTTCCATTTCCTCCTCCAAGTCCTCGAAGCGGAGGACCTTCAACTTGTCCAATGCTTCCCTGTCAAGAGCCTTTGGCAGTTTGTTGTCTCCCTTTGATATTTTCGCCTTGTCAAAAAGGAGCGTGTCTGCCAACCCCTCACGGTATGCCAGCCTGCATACCGTTTTCAAGAAGGTGGCGGCATTATAGAACGTACATTCCTGAAAGCCACACTCACCCACAAAGTACTGTCTGAAATCGTAGATAAACTGCTCCGTGAGTTGTGAGAAAGCCAAGTCCGATACCTTGTACTTCCTTTGTATAAATCTCTGCAAATGGATTCGGGTGGAATGGTAGCCGTGTATGGCTCCTTCCTTGATGTCTATGCCAACATGACTTTCCTTCTCCTTGATGAGCATGTCCAGCCTTTCGGTGAGCATGCAGCGTGCCTGTACGCTGCCTTGAAACAGCCCCTTCACATCAGTTGCGTCAAATGGGCAACCTTTGGATAGCAGAGACTGATAGGCAACCTGAATGGAAACAAGCAAGTTCTCCAGCCTGCCGTTCACCTCCACCGCCTCATGGCTCTTGCCGTCCATTCTACTTTCACGGGGATTCCACAAATCGGGGTTACAGGACAGCTTGCAGCTGAACTGCGCAATGGAACGACCGATAGTAATGCGCCCCATAATTGGAGCCTTACCCGACTTGTCCAGACCGCTCTTTTTGAGGTAGAGCAGCACCTTCATTTTCTCTGTTTTCATACGCCTTAATTTTTATGGGCAAAGTTACCCGAATTAAAGCGTTCTTCACTTATGCAGAAAACTGCCGACCGAAGCAACAGCCACACGGGGCGAAAATAATTCAGTTACCTGACATTGCTCCGTCGTTACCTATGGCAAAATAGGGTAACGGTTTAGTAACTGAACTTTTGCCTGAATCTGCATATTGCTGCCCTTTGCGAACAGGGCAATTTTATGCAAATCGTTCCGTTTCGTGCTCATTGTCAGTCAGTTTGCACCAACTTCGATTTTTCTTCATTTTCAAGGATTAGTTGCAATGCAAAACAATAGGTTTTACCGTGCAAAACAGGCTCTTTTGGATTGCAAAAACGGCTCTTTTGCAGAGCAAAAAGATGATGATGGAGCGAGAAATATAGCCTATATGCGAATAAAAGTATTCGTTTTACAATGTAAAAGGTATGGTTTCGTTGCACAACACTACCCTGTAAGCTTGCAAGAAGCTATGAACAAAGCACTTATGGTAGCACGTAAATAATGGCGTTATTTGCAAACAAATAATTTGAAGTGCAGAAAAGTACCCATAATTCCGAAGTTGAGGTTCTGAATTTTAACTATTACGGAGTCGTTTTGATAAAAGTTTAGAGACGAAGAGCTATCCTTGTGCAGTCACAAAAACCTATTGAACCTACTAAGTTGCTCGCAAAAGCTAAAATGCAGACATAAAAAAAGCCCCGTTATAAGGACGAGGCAACCTAATGTTCTCACAACGGAAAAATCCTTATTGTGAATACTTTAAAATTAGTAATGCTAAGATAAGGGGTTATTAAATAACGTGCAAGTTTTTTCAAATTAATTTTTCTCCGAATTAAAATATTTTTTGTAACTTTACACAAAATATCAAAATAACCTTATTAATATGAAAAGAATATTAGGATTAGATTTAGGAACCACAAGTATAGGTTGGGCTTTGGTAAACGAAGCTGAGAGCAACAACGAAGCGTCTTCCATTGTTCGATTAGGTGTAAGAGTAAATCCGCTAACCGTAGACGAAAAAAGCAACTTTGAAAAGGGAAAAGCCATAACGACCAATGCTGACAGGCAGTTGCGTCATGGCGCAAGAATAAACCTTCAACGATATAAACTTCGCAGGCAAAACCTTCACGACTGTCTGCAAAAACAAGGTTGGTTAGGCACCGAAGCAATGTACGAGGAAGGCAAAGCCTCTACCTTTGAAACTTATAAACTTCGCGCAAAAGCAGCCGAAGAAGAAATATCGTTGCACGAGTTTGCCCGTGTTTTGTTTATGCTGAACAAAAAACGTGGCTATAAAAGTAACCGAAAAGCAAACAACAAGGAAGACGGACAGCTTTTCGACGGTATGACCATCGCCAAAAAACTCTACGAAGAGCACCTTACTCCTGCTGAATATTCACTTCAGCTGCTTAATAAAGGCAAGAAGTTTACGCAAGGTTACTATCGTTCCGACCTAAACGCAGAGTTGGAAAGAATATGGGACGAGCAGAAAAAGTATTATCCCGAGATACTCACAGACGAATTTAAACAACAGTTAGAAGGCAAAACAAAAATCAATACAAGCAAGATTTTCCTTGCCAAATATGGTATTTATCCTGCCGACTTAAAAGGTTTAGACAGAAAATTGCAGCCTTTGAAATGGAGGGTTGAGGCGTTAAAGCAACAAGTTGATAAAGAGGTTTTAGCCTTTGTTATCAGCGATTTGAAAGGACAAATAGCCAATACAAGCGGACTGCTCGGTGCTATCAGCGACAGAAGCAAGGAACTTTATTTCAACAAACAGACGGTTGGACAATATCTCTGGGCTTCGTTAGAAGAAAATCCGCATATCAGCATAAAGAACAAACCTTTCTATCGCCAAGACTATTTAGACGAATTTGAGAAGATTTGGGAAACGCAAGCCGCTTTCCACAAGCAGCTAACGCCAGAGCTGAAGCAGGAAATAAGAGATATTATCATTTTTTATCAACGCCCATTGAAGAGCAAAAAAAGTCTTATTTCTGTTTGCGAACTTGAGCAACGCAAAGTAAAAGCGACAATTGATGGCAAGGAAAAGGAAATAACAATAGGTCCGAAAGTTGCCCCAAAGTCATCGCCAGTATTCCAAGAATTTAGAATTTGGCAAAACTTAAACAACGTTCTGCTTATTGATAATGACACGAACGAAAAGCGTCCGCTCGATGAAGTCGAAAGAAACTTGCTGTATGAAGAGCTAAGCATTAAAGCGAAACTAAGTAAGACTGAGGCTCTGAAAATACTGAACAAGAAAGGCAAGCAATGGGACTTGAACTATAAGGAATTAGAAGGGAACCGCACGCAAGCCATTCTCTTCGATTGCTACAATCGTATCATAACGCTGACAGGACACGAAGAATGCGATTTCAAAAAAATAAAGGCTTCCGAGATTCGCCGTCGTGTTTCCACCATTTTCAAGAACTTAGGTTTCAGCACCGAAATTCTCGATTTTGACCCATCGTTAGAAAAGCACAAGTTAGAGAAACAACCTATGTACCAGCTTTGGCATTTGTTGTATTCTTACGAAAGCGACAACTCGCGAACAGGCAACGAATCATTATTAAGAAAGTTGGAAACAACATTTGGCTTCCCTGAAGAATATGCTACTGTGCTTTGCGATGTTGTTTTTGAAGAGAATTATGGCAATCTCAGCGTGAAAGCAATGCGCGAAATACTGCCTTATCTTCAAGCAGGAAACGATTACAGCCAAGCGTGTGCATACGCAGGTTATAATCATTCGCGCCACTCGCTCACGAAAGAAGAGTTAGACCAAAAGGTTTATAAGGAAAGGTTGGAACTGTTGCCAAAGAACAGTTTGCGCAATCCTGTCGTTGAGAAAATCCTCAATCAGATGATTAATGTTATCAACGCAATCATTGACGAATACGGAAAGCCCGACGAAATAAGAATAGAAATGGCGCGCGAACTAAAGAGCAGTGCTATCGAACGAGAGAATCGCACACGCGCCATCAGCCAAGGTAATACTGAAAACCAACGTATTCGTGAAATTCTCGAAAAGGAATTTGCACTTTCATACATCAGTAGAAACGACATTATAAAATATAAACTGTACGAAGAACTTAAACCGAACGGCTTTAAGACGCTGTATTCAGATACATACATTCCTAAAGACAAGCTCTTCTCTAAAGACTTTGATATTGAGCATATCATTCCAAAGCTCGCTTGTTTGACGATTCTTACTCAAATAAAACTCTTGAAGCACGCGATATAAATCTTGCCAAAAGCAGTAAAACAGCCTTCGACTTCATTAAAGAAAAGTATGGCGAGCAAGGTGCTGAAGCATATAAAAAGAAACTTGATATGCTTTTAGGAAATAACGTTATAAGCAGGGCAAAATACAATAAACTATTGATGGCTGAAGCTGATATACCTTCAGACTTCATCAAACGCGACCTTAACAACACACAATATATAGCAAAGAAAGCATACGAAATCTTAGGTGAGTTGGTAAGAACCGTTACACCAACAACAGGAAAGATAACTAATCGCCTGCGTGAAGATTGGCAACTAGTAGACGTTATGAAAGAACTGAGCTTTGAAAAGTACGAGAAATTAGGCTTAACTGAAATAGTTGAAGACAGAGACGGGAGGAAAATCAAACGTATAAAAGACTGGACAAAACGCAACGACCATCGCCACCACGCAATGGACGCACTGGCAATAGCCTTTACAAAGCCGTCTTATATTCAGTATCTGAACAACCTTAACGCACGAAGCAATAAAGGCGACAGCATTTATGCAATAGAAAATAAAGAGTTGCATTACGAAGAGGGCAAGCTCCGCTTCAACGCTCCTATCCCTGTCAATGAATTTCGTGCAGAAGCAAAACGCCATCTTAGCACAATTTTAGTTTCAATTAAGGCGAAAAACAAGGTGATGACGCAGAATGTAAACAAGATAAAAACAAAGCACGGAATAATAAAAAAGATTCAACTTACACCACGTGGACCATTGCACAACGAAACTATATATGGCACAAAGATGCGCCCTATAATAAAAAAGGTGAAGGTTGGAGCTGCGTTAGACGAGGCTACGATAAACAAAGTGAGTAGCCCTGCCATTCGTGAAGCATTGCTTAAACGTCTCAACGAATACAGCGGAAACGCTAAAAAGGCGTTTACAGGAAAGAATACATTAGATAAAAATCCGATTTATCTGAATGTTGAACGAACAAAAGTAGTCCCCGCATTGGTCAAAACAGTAGAATGGGAAAACTACCACCCTATCCGCAAGCCGATTACACCAGACCTTAAAGTCGATAAAGTAATTGATAAAGGCATAAGAGATATTCTGAAAGCCCGCTTAGAAGAATTTAATGGAGATGCGAAGAAAGCTTTCAGCAACTTGGAAGAGAACCCTATTTATCTTGACGAAGCGAAGAAGATTGCCTTGAAACGTGTCAGCATTGAAGGTGTTTTAAGTGCCATTCCTCTGCATACACTAAAGAATCAAGCGGGTAAACCTATTAATGGAAAAGATGGAAAACCTGTATTAGGCAATTATGTTCAAACAAGTAACAACCACCATATCGCGTTTTATTACGATGAAGATGGCAATTTACAAGACAATGCAGTATCGTTCTTCGAAGCTGCCGAACGTAAATCGCAAGGTATTCCCGTCATTGATAAAGACTACAACCGCGATAAAGGTTGGCGTTTCCTATTCACGATGAAGCAAAACGAATACTTCGTATTCCCTAACGAAGCAACAGGGTTTATCCCTTCTGAAGTGGATTTGACGGACGAAGCTAACTATGGCATTATAAGTCCAAACCTATACAGAGTTCAAAAAGTATCAAGGATTGATAAAGGAACATCCGCTTCAAGAGACTATTGGTTCAGACATCACTTAGAAACCATTCTTAATGATGATGCAAAACTTAAGAATCTTGCATTCAAACGAATAAGAGGATTATTGGAACTAAAAGATATTATCAAGGTACGTATTAATTCTACTGGTAAAATAGTAGCAGTAGGTGAATACGATTAATATAGTTGGCTTATGATAAAGAAAACATTATGTTTTAGCAATCCAGCCTATTTAAGTTTGCACAATGCACAGTTAGCTATTCGTTTGCCCGAAGTAGAGACTTGCAACGATTTGCCTAACAGTTTTAAAAAGCAAACCGAGCGTACAATTCCAATAGAAGACATTGGAGTTGTACTGCTCGATAACAAACGGATAACCATTACATCGTCTGCATTAGAAGCCCTGATAGAAAACAACTGTGCGGTGATTACCTGCGACAGCAAGAATATGCCCATCGGACTTTTGCTACCTTTATGTGGTAACACAACGCAAAGCGAACGTTTCCGCACTCAAATAGAAGCTTCGCTACCACTTAAAAAACAATTGTGGCAGCAAACTATTAAGCAGAAAATAAGCAATCAAGCAAAACTTCTAAGCATATACACTAACACTGATGTAGGCTGTATGTACGCCTGGGCAGACAAGGTTAGGAGTGGCGACCCCGAAAATCTTGAAGCTCGTGCAGCAGCTTATTATTGGAAAAATCTCTTTTCTGATATTCCTGACTTCATAAGAGGACGCGAAGGCGAGCCACCCAACAACCTATTGAACTATGGATACGCCATATTACGCGCCGTGGTAGCACGCTCTTTAGTAGCCAGCGGATTGCTCCCAACATTGGGTATTCACCACCACAACAGATACAATGCC